TGTAGGCATAAGGCCCGGCTTCGGGAAGTTTGCTGTAGCCACTGGCAGACTCGCACGTAACAAGGGTATCAGTCTGTCTCTTGTTGCTGAGCAAGATCGCGCTTACGTATAAGTAGACATGGCTATCACATTCGACCCAGTAAATAAGGTAATAGGACTAGACTCGTTTAACGTGTCAGTTAATACCTTATGGAGTCGTTGGGCAGACTGGGCAATACTCGGGGACAACCTTAAGTACCCTCCAGCCTTTAGTCAACTTGGCGGAGATGTTCCGGTTCCTCTATATGTGACGCTGGAGAATGGCTGGAAAGTGAGGGTGCAAGAGGCTGATGGGGAGACTAAGATAACAGGTAATTTACTTGTATCTGACTTATCCAGCCCGTTCACACCCACGCTGGGTACTTGGCGCACACAAGTGATACTGGAAGCACCTCTTGCGGCGCAGGCAATAGCTGTAGGCACAACCCCGGCACTGTCTGCTGCGGAGAGTGCTGCATTGCTGCAGGTGGGCACGATAATCAAGATGATGCGCAACAAGATGGTCACCGACCCAACGACCGGCGAGGTCACAATCTACGATGATGATGGCGTCACGCCGTTATTCCGCGGTGATATATTCGAGAACGTGGCTGGTACCATCCCATACCAAGGCAACGGCATTAATCGCCGGGACCGCATGACATGAGCCTGGTGACGATGGGTGTCGGAGGTTCATCGCTGATGGTAACCGGTGGACTTGGCGCCAAGGATTTGATCGGCCAGATACAAGAAGACCTGGGCGGTGCCAGAAAGGGCAAGCGCAAACCGCGTGATTATTCATTCCTGAAGCAATACACCATCCGATTTGCGGAATCCCAGGCCCAGAAGGTAATTGGCGAGATTGACGACCACCTACCGGAAGACGGGCAGACGGTAACAAACGCAATCATGAACTATCTATCGAATGTTGAGCTCGATGTTAATGGTGTGGATTACACAATCGATATCATCCCGGAGGATATTGAGGAACTGGTGGCCAAGGCTGATGACCTGGACCAGAAGATTAAGGGCGTGATGCGCGAGATCGATGTTACCCGCAAGAAGGCAAAGAGGGTGTTATTGGATCGAGCCAGGCGCGAACTGAAGGCCGCAATGGATCATCAGAAGGCTGTCATCGAGGACGATATGGAGATTCTGGAGATCCTGCTGCTGGCCGACGAACTGTAAACAAGAGGGCAAATCAATGGCGTTAACAAAACCTGATGCGCGAACGCAAGCCGCACTATGGCGACTCAGGCATTCGGAAGATGGCAACCTTGTCATTCAATGGCTGGCGGAAAGCCTGCGGGAGCAGGATATCAATAATCGCATGGCGACCGGCGAGAGTGTTGGTAGGGGCCAGGGTAAATCCTTGGTGCTGGATGAGCTGATTGATACGATTACATCCATCAATCCAAAGAAACTATAGGGCACAAATATGAGCGCGCAAAACGAGCACCCAGTCTGCACGGCTATCAAATGCAAAAAGCCGGCCTCCAAGATATTGAAGCTGAATGTCGTGTCTGAAAATGACGAAGATTGCGCGAGCGTCGAGACTGAAGTTTATTCCTGCCCTGACTGCGCAACCATTGGCGATGCTGAGGCGCTTCTCAGTGAAGCCGGGCGGATGCGCAGCGACATAGACAAGGCTTTCAAGGATCAAGGGCTACCCGCGCCCGACTGGGATAAATCTCGCGCCTATTGGGCTGATATGCCCGTCAGAATCATCCTGCCGGATAGCGAAATAAAGGTCAGTAAACTGAGCGACCTCAAGCGCAGGACCGGCGGAAAGCGCGCGTAGCAATCAGCAATATCCCGAAAACCGCTTTTAACTGATAATTTTTACCTCCCCCTCGTGGTGCTATAAAACCCACATACCCCCAAGGATTTAACCGGTTCCCGTTATATTCCACTCGCGAAGTTATTACAGACAACAGAGTTGGCAAGCAAGACTGATCGTGCCTGCTACCCCTGCAACACTGTAAGTGCCTGATAACTGAATTGAGAGAAAACACGATGGGTTTACCGAAAGCAGTACAAGAGATGCAGGACACCGCCGAGAAGATTCAGAGCGAGTTCCAGCAGAGCAACGAAGGCAAGACCGAGGCGACTACTGATAGCCAGGAACCTGCCAACAACCCCAGCAAGCAACAACCGAGTAAGGTACAGACAAGCGTTTCAAAGGCCGATTATGACGCCCTTGATCAGCGGTACCGGTCGTACAAGAAGATGTACGACAAAGAGGTTCACGGGTTTCGCACAACCCTGGCCGATAAGGATGCCGAAATCGACAAACTGAAGGGCGAAGTTGAAGCCCTGAATAAATCGCTCGACGAGGCCACCAAGTCTGGCAAGGAACAGGATCACGGTGACGTGGACCTGGATGCGATCAAACGTGAGTTCGGTGACGAGTTCATCGATGCAGTCGGTAATTTGTCTCGCACGCAACTGATGCGAGAGAACGCTGCCCTCATCAACCGTATCGAAAAACTGGAAAAGACGTTCAGCGAGAAACAACCGAAGTCCTCAAGCGAGGGTGGACGGGAAACAGGCAAGAGCAACCAGGATTTCTTCACTCGGCTGAGCGATCTGGTCCCGAATTGGACCAAGGTCAACGGCACACAGGGGTTTTCGGATTTTCTTGATCTGCCCGACGAAGACGGTAACCGGCGACAGGATAACCTGTCTGTGGCACAGCGTAGCGGCAACGCTATCGAGGTCGCCCGGCATTTCCTGGATTACGCTGACTACCAGTCCCGCCATCGTGACGGCTCCTCTGGTGATTATTTGCCTGATGGATCAGCCGGTGGTGGTTCCGATGAGTTCGGATTCAAAGATGATGACATCATCTACGAGGACGAACTGGAGGAATACTACAAGCTGGCCGCGCTGCGCAAATTCTCCGACGAGGAAATCAGAAAATACGAGGCGAAGATCAGCAACGCGATGGCAAACGGCCTGATACGGCAACGCCCCCGGAGGTAACTCCGGCGTTCAATCTGCCTCGATTTACTTTCACGGTGAATTGAAATGGCACTTTTAGCAAGAAATCCCGCCGATCTCACGGGCTACCAAAGCACGGGTTCGGCAAAATTTATTCCCCAGCTTTGGTCAGGGAAGATGGTCGTCAAGTTCTACACAAAGACCGTCTTCGGGGAAATCTCCAACACCGACTACGAGGGTGAGATCAAGGATTACGGTGATTCCGTAGTCATCAACACCATTCCGTCGATCACGATTCGTGACTACACGTTTGGCGACCCGACTGGTGGCCCCGGTACGGTGCCGGGCAACCTGCAGTACGAGAAGCCGACCAGCGCGAATGTGTTGCTGGAAATCAATCGCGCCAAGTATTTCGCGTTTGAATGCAACGACATTGAGAAATTCCAGTCGAAGCCGATCCTGATGGACACCTTCTCGGATGACGCTGGCGAGCAACTGACGATCGCCATCGATTCTGATGTCCTGTCGAATGCGTATCTGGAGGCTGGGCACACGGGCGATTTGGCCGGGCCTAACGCCAACATCAACCTGGGTACCAATTTGGCGCCGCTGGTTATCACCAAGTCGAATGTTATCGACTTCCTGGTGGAGACCGTTGGCACCCTGATGGACGAGCTGGACTTTCCGGACTCGGATCGCTGGATCATCCTGCCGTCTGCCATCACGTCGAAGATCAAGACCTCCGAGTTGAAGGATGCTTCTCTGACGGGTGATTCGCAGTCTACGTTGCGCAACGGCAAGGTCGGCATGATTGACCGCCTGCATATCTACCGCTCCAACCAGATACACAGGGAGAACGGTGAATATCATGTGATGGCTGGTCACAAGTCGGCCCTGACGTTCGCCATGCAGATGGCCAAGACCGAGACCCTGAAGAACCCCTTCGACTTCGGTGACCTGGTTCGCGGCCTGAATGTGTATGGCTACAAGGTTGTTAAACCTGCGGCCTTGATCCACTGCCAGATCGCTATCTAAGCGCCTGGTGGTTAACTATAACCGGGCGGCGATGTCGCCCGGTTATTAAACTGAAATAGTGAGGAAACGTAATGACTCCTGAACAAATGGCAGCAGTCGAGCCAAAAGGTAAAGACAGAGCCGGGCAGTACATCGAGCGCCAGCGAACAAAGATGCAGATGGCGATGGAAATGGCTCCTGAAATGAAAGGGCGATACGTCAAGAACCGCAACACGGGCAATGTTTTTGGGTGGACGCCGCAGGCTCATCTTCATCCTGATATGGAATTGATGCCGGTAGATTTTGTCCCCGATCACGCCAAGCGGCACACCGAAACCGCAAAGGCCAAGGCTGCGGCCAAGGTGGCAAAGGACCGGTTCGACGGCATGAGCCTGGATGAGCTGCGTGACGAGGCCGGATCGCGTGATATCTCCTTGGGTCGGCTCAAGGATGAGGACAAGATCAAGGCCAAGCTGCGCGCCTGGGACACCCTGAATGATGGTCCGCCTGTTGGCGAATAATTGGTAACCACGCGGGCGGCGCTAATGTCGCCCGCAACTGTTTGAGGACTAGGTAATGCAGGTATCAACCATCATCAATGATGTCGCCAAGGAACTTGGTGATACCGCTTTTACTACCTGGACAAGGGCGCACTTGATTGGCCTGCTAAATCAAGCGGTGAGACAGGTTCTACTTGTTCGACCAGATGCCAATTCATCGACAGAAAGCATACCGTTGACCGCTGGTAGCCTCCAGGCATTGCCCGCCGGTGCATTGCGATTGTTGCGCGTCATCCGGAACATGGGCACCGACGGACTGACGCCCGGTAGAGTGATCCGCTTTGTTGATCAACCAACCCTTGACGCATTCGACCCTGATTGGCATTCCGCTACACCGTCTGCTGTGATCAAGTCGTACACATACGACGAAAAAGCCCCGGACGTGTTTTATGTAAATCCTCCTGCGAACGGTTTGACGCAGATAGAGGTTGTCGTCAGTCGGCTCCCTGCGGTCCTTGATCCCGCAATGGATGATCCGACATTCAATGACGCAAACACCGTGACAAATCTCAAGGATATTTACGCAAATACCCTGATGGACTGGGTTTTGTATAAAGCCTACTCCTATGAATCCAGCGCAGTGAACAGCGCCCAAATGGCGAATGCTCACATGAATTCTTTCTATAACTCCCTTGGCGTCAAAGCGAAAACTGATGCCGCTATCAGCCCCATGGTGACCAATGATCAGCGTTAGCGAATTCCTGTCTGATATCTCGATGTCCATCGGAAACGTCCATGATGGCATTATCGAGCGGGCCGTGACCGGTGCGGCGATTGAGTTCTGTGACCGGACGGGTATCTGGCAAGACAACCTTGACCCGTTCATGATTCAGCCTAATGTCGCTGAATACCCGCTGTCTTTCGACACCACGCAGAAGGTGTTGATCGTTCTGACCGAGGTTTCAATCGATGGTAAGGCGGTATTCCCGATTCCTGTGGTTGACCTACGGAAACGAATAATTTCCTGGCGAACATTGCAATCACAGCGTCCAACTCATTATTTCATTGCATCACCGAATGTTATCCGGTTCTACCCGGCGCCGAATGATCTTGCGGACGGTCAAGTCGACCTCAAGGGCGCATTCAAACCAACACGAAAAGCCAAGCATGTCCCGGATGTGCTGTATGACAATCACTATGACGCCATTATGCACGGGGCGTTGGCTCGCCTGCACTCCATGAAAGGGAGATCCTGGTACTCCCCGGTGGACGCTCTGGAGTCGAAGCGGATATTTGCTGAGCAGTCTGATATTGCAAAGATCAGAGCAAGCCGTAGCGGGACAACGGCATCACCAAGGACAATAGTCAGGGGTGCAGCATGAGCGATAACGACATAATTAATCGCGTCCAGGGTCGGACGCTGCCAGAAATCAAAGTCACGATGATGGATCGCAATAGCGGCGATCCGCGCGACCCGTCAACCTGGTCGATTCTAAATATCGCCGGCACAACCGTGACCATGACGGTACGAAAGGAAGGGACGGACTTGATTATCGACTCGGTAAGTGGCTCATTCATCACCGATGGAACTGATGGAAAAATCACTTTCAAACTGTCGCCCACGATTGTTGATACCGCGCTCGGGATCTACGAAGGCGAGATCAATATTGATTACGGCGCCGGGGATAAGCTGACCCCGTACAACATGCTGAGGTTCCGTTTCCGAGAGGACCACTGATGAAAAGCGTCGTTGTTGACGATACACCGGATATCGTCGCGCTCGACGAAACGCCGGACGTGATGTGCGGCGTTGAAGTGCTGGATGTGATTGCAGTTCCTGATGGAACGGGACTGGCTGAAATAGCCGGGACGAACCCGACACAAGGCCCCGCGTCAGTAACGGTGCTGGGGTTTGAGCCGATTCCACCAGGCGGTGACGGCCATGAGAAGCACGAGCGAGTCGGTTTGTCCGTTTCGATTCGATCAGCCTCGTACGACGCTCTGGTGGTGGCTGCTGGTGAGGATGTCGCGGATGCGGCGGGAATATCAGTGTCATTGACGGCGCTTTATAACGAAGTTGTCATCCTGAGTGGCGACGGAATTGCGGGTAGCGGCCGGTTCGGGGGTTCGGGTGCTCCGGGGGTTTT